GTCTTAACCATCAATTCAAATGCCAACAGACTCTATCACCTTGAAATTTAAATATTATGAAAATGAACCCTCCGAAAAGGGTTCAAATCATTAAGTACGATTTCTTCTTGCAGTTGTATTCTCAGTCAAGGAGCGACTAATTAGAGAGTTTGGATTTTTAATATCCTCGCTTACTAATCTTGGTACCGCTTTTGGAAGTTGCTTATCAAGCTCTTCCCTTACGATGATCCGGACTGTTTTCTCATCCAGTTGTTCTGCTTCAACAGTTGCACCGCTTACTTGGTTTACGACCTCAATCTTGAAATTGATAGTTGGAGGAGATTGCTCAATTGAAGGCATAAACTCAGCTTGAGGGCGTGAAGACTTCCCTAAGGTGAAATCCTGAACATCTTCAAGATTTGATCGATCCTGAACTAAACCATTTGAAGAGAAGTAAACTTTTCCGTCATGGAATAGATCTGAGTTCGCCGTGTTAGTTGGATTGGCTGCACTAGTATTTCCCTTATAGATAATCTGATCACCTTGATAAGACTGGTTAAAGATGTTCGAAATATCTCTACTTTGGTTAAATGCTCGTGAACTTTGATTAGCCCGATTCATGATATTTTCAAAAGAGGTGTTATTTTGAGCATAGTTAGAAATAAATGATTTTGGACTTGTGGCCTTTCTCATCTGTTCTACTTTCTCAACACCTCCCCAATTTCTAATATCATCCTGAGACCAGACAATCTCATTTCTATGCACTGCTCCAGCTACATCATACTTTTTGCCTCTCCCTGTATATCCTCCATTAGCAAAGCCTTTCGAGCCATCAACAATAATAGGATTTGTACCAGCACTATCTCTAAATACAGCAACGTCCTTCAGCAATTCTTTCTGAGCATTCTGAACAGTACTTTTCGAAACATTACTATTTTGAATTTTCGAGTTAGAGAAATTAGATACGTTCGATTTATTGGCAGTAAAGGATTTACTACTTCGAACCGATCTATCTTGAATTTTGCTAAAGCTTGAGTTGTTACCAGCATACTGGTTAGTAATGCTTTGAACATCTCCCGATCTTGAAACCGCATCTTTGCTTGGCTTGAGAGCATTAACGATAATCTGATTCTCTCGAGTAGGCTGATTAAAGATATTCGAGATATTCTGATTGTCATTAAAAGCTTTTGAGCTTAGGAATGAACGATTAAAAACATTTTCCGCTGAAGTGTTGTTTTGAGCATGGTTATTGATAAATGCTTCAGGACCTGAGCTCTTACGCATATTCTCAACTAAACCAACCCCACCCCAACGTTTAATGTCTTCTTGGGACCAGACCACCTCTCCTTTATGGACAATACCCGCAGGATCATATTTGCCACCAAATCCAGTAAAACCACCATCAGCAAAGCCTTGATCCTTGATTGCCCGGATGTTTGCAATAATGCTGACACCTTGGGCAACGGCTCCAGCAATCAAAGGTAAGTTGTAAGGGAAACCAACTTTTGAAGCTGCTGCGATATTTTGCTGAATGGCAATACCTGCAGCTGCAATCGCATAAGCTTTATCTGCCGCAAACATGAGCTTGTATGCTTTAGATTGCTCACCAAACATAGAACCAAACATCGAGGTGACTGAACCCATCATTTGCCCACCAAGGGCAATTTGAGCGTTTAATCTATCTTGTTGATATTTGTCTTCAATATCTTTAGCGTTCTGAGCATATTCACTACCAATCTGATTGCGTTGCTCTTGAGCAGCTTGAATGATTGCAGTCTTTTGGTTTTCGAAATCTTGCTGACTAATAAGCTGCTGCTCAAACTGAGCATTGAGTGTTTCTAATGAGTTTTGTTCATTTAAGTTCACAACTCCTTTTTGACTATCAAAAAAATTGGTCGCGGAGCTCATACGACTAGATCGCTCCTGATCCTGTCTATAAAACTCACTAGTGCCATTCATATCAGCTTGAACGCCACCCCATGTTTGTCCAGCTTTTGTCGCCCGATCAAGTGTTTCAAGCTGCTCTTGTGATTTCGATAAAGCAATTCGCTTTCTTCTTTCTTCCTCATCCTTTACAGTTTTTTGGATTTCAAGACGCTCTAATCTGTAACGTTCTTGCATTGCTTCTGTTTCAGATAGCAGAAAAATACGAGCCTGAAATAAACGCTGCTCTTGAGCCAATTTTAATAATGCAATCTCTTGCTGCAATTGTTGGGCTAATAGATCAACCGCCTCTTTTCGCTGATCTTTCGTAAACTCTAAATCGTGTACTGCTTCAAACTGACGCTTAGCATAACTATCTTTTAAAAGCTGCTCTTCCGTCTTAGTAAAATCTCGGAATGAATCAAGCTTAGTCTTCGTTGCTTGCTCAGCAATTGCAATATCATTATCTGCACTTGCTTGAAATTCTGCTTTAATCTCAGCTTTGCGTTCAGGGCTAAAATTGGCCTTATCAACATCTTCAAGATTTTTAGTCAGATCATTTCGAATCTTTGTTATTTGATTCGCAACATCATTTTCCAACTTAATCCGAAGATTAGCTTGCTCCTCTGCCAATTTAGTGGAGTCTTGAATAAGTTTGTCGAAGTCTTTTGATGAAATATCACCAGCTTTATAGCCATTAATTCCAGCCATATAGCCCTGATAGTCCTTCCAGTATTGATTATTATTTTTACCAATACCTTTACCCTTCTGCACATTTCCTTCCCCTGCATGATATGCGCGTACAGCCTTCTCTAAATCTCCTTTAAAAAGTTTTAAAAGATAAGACATGTACTTTGCTGCACCCTCTGCTGACTGTTCTAAATCAGTACGGTCCTTCACACCATATTGTTTGGCAGTGCCTTCAAGAAATTGGAATCCACCTGTAGCTCCCGTTTCTTTATTGTAAGCTTTTGCATTACCTTTAGATTCGATCATATGAATCGCGGATAATGTTCCAGAAGGAAGTTGGTATTTAGACTCCAGATCTGCAAAACCAAACTTTGAAGCATTTGCTTGGACTTTGGCATTTACAGAAAGAACTTTTTGCTGTTTAGATAACTCATTCGTAGTTTCCTTTAATGCTTTATTCTTGGCATCAATTATCTGCTTGTTCTGTTCTTCAATATCTAGAACCTGCAAACCTTTTTGAGCTATTTGATAGGTATATTCAACACCTTCTTTTCGAGCCCAATTTGCACTTTTAAGTAGCTCCTCAGCCTGTTTCTCGGAAAATCCCTTTGCTAATGCAAATTTCATAAAATATGCATCATATTCACGATCATAAAGAGAATCAGCATATTTCTTTTGTGTATTTTTAGCAGCTAATGCCGCTCTCTCATTTGCATTTAAGGACTTGGTATTTTTATCAACTCCGACAATGGCATTTTCAGCCTTATTGCCTGCAAGTGTTACTTCGATACCAAATAAGCTATATGTTTGTTTAGTCTTGGCAGCAGTTTCAGCTGCTTCATCATAGGCATTTACTTGTTTAAGCAATGCATCCATTAAATCAGCAGGAATTTTTTGACTCTTTAATTGCTCAATCGCCTCTGTATATGAAATGGTGCCAAGTCTCGCTTTATTTGAAATTTCAGCAACTTTAGCATTACCCACCGCATAGTTCTGAATGTTGATCAATGCTGAACCGACCGCTAATTCTTGCCGTTCTAATGCCTTGTTTTGATCTTCAATTGTCGCTACTAAATCACCTAATTTTTCCTTACGTTGTTCATCATTCAGGGCTTTAATTTCTTCCTTAGTCAGCTTTGCAGCTTCAGCTTGCTCTTTTAGCTTTGCTGTAGCCTCAGCAGATTTACTTGAGAAATACATGTAAGTCGCAGCCAAAGCAGTCACGCCTAAAGTGATTGCCCCAATTGGACCACCAATCAATCCCCATGCTCCGCTCAATAAACCTGCCATTGAAGTGCTTTTACCTTGAGCTAACGTAACGGCCTTCGTTGCGTTCTCAACATTTTTGGCGGCAAGTACATATCTGGCACTTGCTGCACTTGCTCCAAATTTGGCTTGAGTTTCGGCATTTGTAGCTCGTACATTAACTAAATGCGCTTCAGCTTCAGCCAGTGCTGCTTTTGCGCTTTCGATCGCCTTTTGCTTTTGTAATTGTGATGCAGCATTGTCAGCAACTAAGGACCCTAATTTGGTATTTAAAGCTGATACTTGAGTTGCGATTTTTTTTGTAAGGATTCGGCGACCACCGAGAATAGCTACATAAGAGATTGATTCTAAGTTTTCAGCTAAAACCTTAATTGAACTAGATAAAACGTTAGCTGCACCACTTCCTTGACTAGCCTCGCCGACAAATTTAGTAATCTCATTATTAAGAAGAGTTAATGATTGGCTGATCGTAATATCAGTTCTACCAAATAATGCATCTACATCAGACTCTACATTTCTTAAGGCTTTCACAATTTCTTGCGATGTAATTTTTCCTTCAGCAGCAACTGTACGCAACTCTCCTACGGTAATACCCATACCCTGAGCAATAGCTTTTGCTAAAGCCGGTGTTTGTTCCATGACAGAGTTCAGTTCCTCACCACGTAAGGTACCACTCGCTAAGGCCTGCCCGAATTGAACTAATGCTGCATCTGCCGCGGAAGCACTCGCGCCACTAATCGCCACAGCTTTTGAAACCGTTTCGGTTAAACGCGCTGTATCATCCATGGTTAAATTTAAAGTTTTAGCATT